CACTGCTACAAAGGCATGACCGTAGCAGACGTGCACGACGTCATTCACGCGGTCAAGGCACCGGTTGACGACATGACTCCGGACGAACTGCGCATCTATAACCGCATCATCAAAGAGATGAGAGCAAAGGGTGAGCAATGGGCCAAGGACATCGTCAACGAACGCGATCCTTCGACGTCGTTGCGCGAAGTTATCAAACCGGTCTTGGATTCGGAACTGGGCACGACGATGGGCAAGCGCATCGACCGGCTCGGCACGCAGTTCAGTATCCCGATGGACACCGGCGACCAGTCGCGGTATATCCAAGATTGGTTGCTTGACTACACACCGAGAGAAACGGCGAAGATTGACGAAACCACGGCCAACCGCATCAAGCCCATTATCGAGATGTTCCGCACGACCCCGGGCATGACGATACAGGACATCACCGCTGCGGTGTTGCCACTGAGCGACCCGACGCGGGCCAAGATGATAGCCATTACCGAGACGACGCGGGCAGCATCGCAGGCAACGACGTCGTATAAGGATTATCTCAGGGAACGCGGCATCAACATGGTACGCGTATGGAATACCGACGCTGACGAGTTGGTTTGTCCAATCTGTGCACCGTTGAACGGCAAGACCGAAGCGGAGTGGGGCGCAGAGTATCCCGACGGCGCACCAGCGCACGTCAATTGTCGCTGTGACACGTCGCTGCGGTTGGTGCGCTGATGGCAAACAGCATCACCGTGGAAATCCTTGGACGCATCGGCGAAGCGCAGATTGGCGAGATGATACGCACCGTCACGCTGGGCTATGCGGTGTTGGTGCAAGGGCAGTTAAACGAAGACAAGCCACCACCACCGGCTCCGGGCTCAATGAAGTTTAAGTCAGAGAAGCAACGGCGCTTCGTCATGGCAAACATACGACGCGGAAACATCACGGTGCCATACAAACGCGGTACCGGGTCAACGCTGAAGGGAAGCGAAGCGCTTAACCGGTCGTACCGCGTCGATTTGCAAGGTGATGAGGCGGTGCTACAGAGTGCGGCGTCGTACGCTCCGTACGTCGTGGGAGACCAGCAGGCGGACATACACAAAGGACGATGGAACACCGCAGGCAACGCAGCGGAGACCATACACAGAAACGGCGATCTGTCGACGCTCGTCGCGCAAGCAATGGAGAAACTTTGATGCCGTATCATGTTGTATCTGCAAATGGGCAGTATTGTGTGTTCAAAGATGGCGAACCCGAAGCCATGCAATGCTATCAAAGCATGGACGAAGCGCGCGCATATCTGACCGCACTGAATATTGCAACATCAGATGAAACCAAAGCGACGTACATCGCACCGCAGGCGGTCGCCGACAATGCACAGCGTGCGCTCGATGTGCGTGCGACGAAGCCACCGAGTCAGCAGGGCATGACTGCGGTCGGCTTGGCGCGTGCGAATCAACTGGCCAACCGTGAGCCGGTCAGTTTCGAGACGGTGCGACGCATGGTTGCATACTTCGACCGTCACGAGATTGACAAAGAGGGTGCGACGTGGGACGAGCAAGGCAAAGGTTGGCAAGCTTGGTATGGTTGGGGCGGCGATGAAGGGCGTGCGTGGGCACGTCGTATTGTAGAGGAGAACAGCATGGCAACTAAAGCATCACGTCGGCATTCAGAGAGCGACATGGAAGCGCTCCGTATGGCTGCGTATCACAACAAGGAAACAATGAAGGCACTGCGCACCGTTGGCTATGACGGCATGAAACCGAAGAGCGCCACGAAGGCAATCGACGAATCAACCATCCTCAACGAGCGCCAACTCGCCATGTACGACACATACGAGAGCATCGTCGAAGAGTACGGTGTTTTCGACAAAGGCATCGGCGCAAACGGTGCGCATTACATCGGCGCAGAAGGCAACCCATTTGCATCCGAAGGCATGGCGTGCAAGAACTGCGTGTTCTACCTCGCCAACCGGTGCGAGATCGTCGAAGGCGACATCGAAGAAGACGCACTGTGTAAGCTCTGGATTATTCCCGAGTCCGCACTGATTGCCGAAGCACCAGTCGAAGAAGAAGCCGAAGAAGAGACCGAAGAGATGGCCGAAGAGATGGCCGAAGAAGCCGTCGCAGAGGTTGAAGAGCCGGTCGAAGAGGGCGTCGCATCGGCGCACATGGACGACGAAGACAAAGCCCTTGACAACACCGCGACAATGAACGAAGAAGCAACAAAGCGCTTCGCACGTCGATTGCTGGGGGTCAAATGAAGTCAACACCACACGCTATTAAAGCCGTCGCACCGTTCACCCTTAAGGGCACCGGTGTTGTCTACGGTGGCGAGGATTTGACCGGCGACCGATTCAGCAAAGATACCGACTTCGGCGGTACTCGTCCCTTCGTTGGGATGCCTGTCTACTACGACCACGCACTTGGCGGCATCAAGTCGCAAATCGGCACGGTCAAGGTTTGGACACCGACTGACACCGGCATCGACGTGCAAATCGAACTTGACCGCAGGCACAAGTACGCAGCCGACGTCATGAAGCTCGCGGAGCAAGGCGCTCTCGGTCTCTCGACCGGCGCATTGCCTCACCTCGTTGAGCGCGTCGACGGCGAAATCAAGCGCTGGGTAGTCGGTGAAATCTCATTGACGCCAACCCCAGCGGAGCCTCGAACCACTACCGAAGTCTCGACCAAGGGAACCACTGTGCGCACTGCGGCAGCGAACACCGGTCATGACGATATCAAAACCGCAGTATCTACAGAGGACACACACAACACCATGGAAAACATCAAGGACGCAGTCAAGGCTGCAATCAGCGAACTCGCAGGCGAACCCGTAGCAGGCGGCACGATCCACAGCGCACCAGCAATGAAGGCAGCACCAGCTGCGGTCGAATCAGTGAGCCCATTTGACACCAACGAGTACCATCAGGCGTACAAGTCGTTCATGCGTGGCAGCGACGATGCATCGGTGATGAACACCCTGCACAACGCGAAGAAGTCAGCAACGAAGACACTGACCGAAGCAACAAACAACGACGGCGGTTTCACCGTTCCAACGACCATCAACCGCACCATCACGGCACGCCGTGACGAACTCTCGTTCTTGGGTCAAATTGGTTTCACTCGTGTCACCACGGAATCTTGGAAGCACATTATGCCTGCGCAGAGCACCAAGGCAACCCCGGGGATTGTTGCCGAAGGCGTGACCGCAACAGCCAGCGAGCCAAACCTCGCCAACTCCAAGACCATCCAACTCTACAAAGACACTCTTGAGTTCGCTTTGTCGGATGAGTTGATGGCCGACACGTCGTCGAACCTCGAAGAGTTCCTGCAGAACGAAATCGCACGAGCGATGGCAGTCAGCGCCAACAACTACATCGTCAACGGTTCCGGTTCTTCGCAGCCGTACGGTTTGCTTACCCGGGTAACGAACACCTTCGCATTCAGCGCAACGGCAATCACCAACGCGCAGATTGTCGGGCTTAGCACCGACGTTGCAGGCGAATACCTGACCAACGGCGAGACTGGCTTCATCATGCAGAACTCCACTTGGGGCGCATTGAAGACCCTCGACCTGACCAACTACAACCGCATCACGGACACCGTGAACGGTCAGCGCACCGTCGAAGGTTGGCCGGTGATGTTGTCGGCGCAAATCCCAGCGATTGCCACGACCAACAAGTCGATTATCTTCGGTAACTACTCATTCTACGCATTTGTCGAGCGCGCAAGCGGTGTGCAAATCGAGCGATGGCGCGACGTGCGCAAGGGCTTGACCTACATCGTCGCTTCATGGCGCTACGGTGGCGACGTGACACAAATCGAAGCCTTCGCAGTCGGCGTCCACGCTTAGTTAATCAGGGAGGTGTCAAGGATTCCTTGACACCTCCCTACCAAACGGAGACCCCACAATGAAAGTACAAATGTTATCCGGCATCGTGTTCCGTGACGCAGCCACCAAGGCCTGCACCACGTACCAAGCCGGGGATATCATCGAAGTCAGCGACGTTGATGCAAAGATTCTGATTGACGAAGGCTCAGCCGTCGCAGTGGAATCAGAGCCAACCGAGAAGCCGAAGCGCACCACGAAGGTAGTCTAAATGGCATACGCAACCGCAGCGGATTTGCGTGCGTACATCGGCGCAACCGCAACGACGGACGACACACAACTTGGCAACGCGGTGACCCGTGCGCAGACCGAAATAGAG